CATGAAAAATATGGCAAAAAGCAAATAAGCTGGGACGTTGCGCCACCAAAAGAATATTTTGATGAATTGTTTAGGGTATCGAAGCAACAAATCATATGGGGGGGGAATTACTTCAATGAATTTCTTCCCTCAAATAGAAACTTTGTAATTTGGCGAAAACTAACAATAAGTGAAGAATTTTCAATGGCAATGGCTGAGTATGCATGGACTAGCATAAATGGAAATGCAAAAGTGTATCAGCAAGCGCCACAGGGTACAGCTGGAAAAGAAAGAATACACCCTACACAAAAACCGATAGAATTGTACGAATGGTTAGTGGCTAGATATTGCAAGGAAACAGACAGGATACTTGATACACACGTTGGAAGTGCCAGCTCACTAATAGCGTTTCATAGATTGCATAACCAATTTGTCGGATTTGAAATTGACGAAGAATATTATCAAAAATCCATTGATCGTTTCGATAAAGAAACAGCACAACAACAGTTATTTTAATGAAAGGATAAGGAAAACTTATGAAGAACAAAGAAAAATATGATTTAAGAGATATTTCATACGATCTTGAAGTGGATAGGGGTGGATATGATTTTGTTATTTATTACACTTCTATGGAAATTTATAGAGAGTTTTTTAGCGGTTCTGTTTCAACATGCAGTACTTTCACAAAATGGTTAGAAGAAGAATACAAGCCTAACATTCTTGAAGAAAAGGAAAAGGAATACTTGGCGGCGGTTATCAAGCCGTTTAGGGAAAAGGTTAAATATATCCAGAAATGTTTTGATTTAGGAAATGAAGCATACATATACATATATGTGAAAAAATGTGGTTCCATGATATTTCCAACATTTCGTAGAGGAACAATGTACAAAGGTATGGAAGTGAACAAACGCTACACCTTAGAGGACTTAGGGTTATGAAGAATAAAGAAAAATATTCTTTGGATAAGTTGATAGTATCTGTCACATACGAAATTGTGGGTATTGCAAGCATAAAAATTTATCATGGTATAAAGCGTGTTTACTATAAAAGTTACGATGTTGAAGAATTTGCTTTACGGTGGATAAATGACTTCATTAAGTGGTTAGAAAAAGATGATGGAGAAGAATATAAACCACAAATTCTTACAGATAAAGAAAAGGCTTATCTATCAGCAATAATAAAGCCGTTTGGGAATAAAAAGATAATGATTGGGAAGTTACGTCATTTATTCGGTGAAGAAGAATATATATGGATTGACATTGATGGATACCACTTTACATTGCCACACTTTAAAAAAGGCGAAATGTATAAAGGTATGGAATTAAATAAGTTTTATACATCGGAGGAACTAGGACTATGAAATATGATTATATGCAAATAATCACTTTGCCAAATAGAAAAGGTAAATATTTGGCACTTGTGAAAGGCAATAAAATGACAGTAATTGCGAGATTTATAAATGATGAATGTGTACAAGAATTTCAATATTTTGTTAGTACATTTATGACGGAGGATAAGCAATGAGTTACAGAAAGTCATTAAGTTATATTGCACGACAGATAAAGAACCAAAACGACAGCAATGCTTTTAAGGACATGGAGGAATTAGTGGAACGCGCTACACCAAAGCAAGTGAAAAACAGAACAGCAATCATGTCTTACAACAAAACACACATTCTAAACCACACGGGCTATTGTCCAGTGTGCGATAAAGCCGTATCACATAGCGCATTTGTGGCAAAAGACGGTGTGTTCTGTGACGATTGCGGGCAAGCGCTAGATTGGGGAAAGTAATGGAAAAGCATCAAGAAGATTTTAAACCAGTTTTTGAGGGAATGTCATTTTCAAATATAGAGTGCAAAGGTTTTCCAAATAGTGTGACTATAAGCAACGGAAAATACTTATGCAATTTTGAAACTAGAGATTATGTACCACTTGAAGCGCTGGAAGAATATGTCCCACTTAAAACGGTTGAAGAACTTATTGAAAAGGCTACACCGAAGAAGCCAGAGATTACAATCAATAATGGGTTTTGTCCTAATTGTCATAATGCATTCGGACTTGAACGAACACAGCGAGCAATGCTCAAACCATATTGGCTTAGTTTTTGCCCGTGTTGTGGACAGGCACTAGACTGGGGGAAGCAATGAAAAGTGAAGAAATAGGAATATTGGAAGCACGTATAACGCCAGTATTCTCAATCGAAGAGATTGAAAAGATGCTTGAATGCGAAAAAAAATTGCTAGAAACCAAACCAATCTATCGTGAAGTTTATATATGCCAGCTAGACATGATAAACACTATCAAAAAACAATTTGAACTAGCATTCAATGGAAAGTGTAAGAAACTATGATAACAAAAGAGAAATTTCAATACACAGACGGCAAAATGAAAGGCTTTAGGCACACTATCGCAATGATCATGCAACTGGGGGATAGATTGGAAGAGCTGGCAAGCATACTTTCAGGAAACACGCTAAAATCACCGTCTATCAAATCACCTGAAGAAGCAAAGTATCAAAGTGGCACGAGGATATTCCACGATAACCTAATAGCGCTATGTGCTGAAGAAGAGGAAACACGCAAAGAGTACGATAGATACGAAAGAGAATATAAAGACTATGCTACATTCTTTCAGAAATTAGATGATAGCGAAATAGAAATCTTACGGCTTAGATACGAAAACGGGTTCGATTATGTCACGATAGCAAAAATCCTATATACATCTCATGGATACGTTTATAAAAAAATATGTCAAATATTGGATAAATGGTGATTTGTGGAAATCGCCACGCTAAATTGATGTTATAATGGCAATAGGCAAAAACCATGAGAGAAATTTCATGGTTTTTTCTGTATAGACTGGAAGATAACTTTCTTCATTTGTTTTCCGAAAAAACACCTCATGTACTTATTCTCCTTTTGCTTTCTTCCAGTCTATTGCTTAAGAAAGGGACACAATGGAATTTGTTAAAGTCAAGATAAGTGACATATTGCCAGCTGAATACAATCCAAGAAAAGAATTGCAGCCTAACGATGAAGAATTTATCAAAATCAGCAATTCCATTGACGAATTTGGATATAGTGAGCCGATTATAGTCAATAAAGACATGACGATTATCGGTGGGCATCAGCGATTGAACGTGCTGAAGTACAAAGGCGTTGAAGAAATCGAAGTAGTGATGCTTGATTTGCCAAAAGACAAAGAAAAAGCATTGAATATCGCACTCAATAAGATAACTGGCTACTGGGACATGGATAAATTGACCGATTTGCTGTTAGATTTGGGAAGCGATGGCTATGATCTAGAACTCACGGGCTTTGATATGGACGAAATCGGGAATTTGTTTTCCGAACCTGAAGAAAAAGAAAACGCAAGAATGAACACAGTAAATCATTATAACTTGCAAATCTACAATGAAACGGGTACAGATGGCTTCTATCAAATGCCAGTAATACAGAATGACGGATTTATCCCAAGCGACTTGATAGGTTTCAATTATGCAATGACTAGCAAGAATAAAAACGTGGGTATCCATTGTTTCGTTGATGATTATCAGTTTGAAAGACTATGGAATAGACCTGATGAATATGTGGACATGCTGAGCGAGTATGAGTGTGTATTAAGCCCTGATTTTAGCCTATACATGAATATGCCTATGGCTATGAAGATATGGAACGTGTATCGCTCACGGCTATTAGGGCAATACTGGCAAAGTAAAGGGATAAAGGTTATACCTACAATCAGTTGGGCTGAAAAAGAAACGTTTGAATTCTGCTTTGATGGAATACCTGAGAAGTCCATAGTTGCAATCAGTACGATAGGCGTTAAAAGGGAAGATGAAGCATTTACGGTATGGAAAGATGGCGTTGATGCAATGATACAGAAAATCAAACCTGAAACGATACTTGTATATGGTGGACAAGTGGAATATGATTATGGCGAAAATATAAAGGTGATTTATTTTGATAATAAAGTCACGGAAAGGTTGAAAAAACATGGAAAGAAGTAAATTTATAGATAATCTTGAAATAACTGGTAAATACTTTCTAAAAGACGGAAAGCACGAAATCGAAGTGTATACAGAATGCGTGCTAGGAATTGACGGGAAGAGAAGAAAATACAAGTCCTATGATGAATTGTTTGATGTAAAGATTGATAATGTAACAGTCGGTGAATTAGTCGATAAGTTGAAGCATTATGATCAATCTTTCAAGTATCACATACCAGTTATGTTTTTTAACGAAAAAGGGGAAGAAGTAGAATAATCAAAAAGGCGCTTAAAAGGCGCTTTTTATTTTTATGGAGGAAAAGAAAAAATGGGCGGACGTGGCGCAAAAATAGTAATTGGAACAAATGCAGGCGGTGGAGGTTCTAGAAATGGAAGCGCAGATGATAGAGAACTTGCAGCGCGTGTGAATAGACTCTACAACGGAAATAAGCAATCAATCGACAACATGCGTATAAACTTTAGAAACGAAGTTATAAACGATAACATAGAACACATGATCGCTGTCGATAGTGACGGATTTGCACATGTTATGCGCCGTGGGGATAGTGGTTCTGTCGGCATACGTAACGAAGAAGTTGCTGGCAAGTTTGTTTTTCATAATCACCCTGATAGAGCAAATGGTGATAGTGGCGGCACATTCTCACGTGCAGATTTGGCTGTAACAGCAGAAAACGACTCACTTGGTATTGGCGCATCAGAAAGAAAAGGCGACTGGATTTTTGCAAAAACAAAGAACTTCAAACCAAAGGAATTTGTGAAGGGGTTACAAAAATCACCAGTAACAAATACTGTTATTGTTGTTGGCAATGAAACAAGCGCGCAGGCATACGAAAGAACACAAAAGCAAACAATGAATTGGCTAAGAGCAAACCAAAAGCGCTATGGTTATAAATTCACTTTCAAAGAAGATAAAACATTGGGCGCTGGCGCTGTTCCACTGAGTGATCTACTTGCTAGAAGAAAAAAGTAAGGTGAATAATGGCTACAGATAACAAGCATATAAGCCCGTGCCACAAGTGCAAATATCAAAACAGATGCACAAAAGGGCGAAATTGCAAAGACTATCAAAAGTGGCTAAAAGACTTCAAAAGAAGCAAATAGAAAGGGTATAACATGGGTGGACGTGGCGCAGAGATAAAGATAAAAACACATGAAGATACTGACGTTTTAGAATGGTACGTAAGCGGCGACGGAATGTGGATAAACAACTATCTAAGAGGATTGAATAGCGAAATAACAACACTCACAGATGAAGAACTAAATAAAATATCACGATTAGACAAAGCCACGAACGGAAAAATAAAGGAAGATACGCTATATAGAAGTGTTGATGCAAGCGCCATATTTGGAAAAATGACAGACTTACAATATGACAACTTGCAGAACTATATCCAATATGGCGAAAACGCACTCGGTAGAGGTGCTTATGCACAAAAGGTGATGGCTGAAGCAAAGCGAATGGCAAATGCACCGCTGAACAAAATCATTACAGATAAAGGATACATGAGTACCACTACAGATAGCGCAATAGCGGAAGAGTGGGGCGGCTTCACTGGATCAAGCAAACCAGTCGTCCTGAAAATCAAAACAAGCAAAAACACACGTGGAAAGGACATTTCATTTTTAGATAAAAACGTGTCCGAAGATATGGCACAGAAAGAAAGACTATTGAAGCGTGGGCAATCATACATACCGAAAAAGGTATATATGAAAAACGGCAATATTTATGTTGATGTAAGTATGATTTGAGCATCATAGAAAGGACGGGCGAGAAATGGCGAATAAGAGCCAAAAGGGGAAAAATGATAAAGACATCAAGGAAACCAAAAAGACGGCTAAAACGAGCCAAAACAAGCCCAAAACGTCAAATAATAAGGGACACGATAACCTAATTCCAGTTACAAAGAGAAGCAAGGAAGAAGCAAGGGCTATCAGTCGGAATGGTGGTATCAAGTCAGGACAGACAAGAAAACGCAAGAAAGAACTCAGAGAAACGTTTAAAGCGTTGCTATCGTTGCCACCGACTCAACGCGATAAAGAAACAGTCGCTAAGGCACTAGGCGTTGAGCCTGAAGTGATAGAGTCACAAGAAACAATACTAGCCGTTGCAATGATGTCACAGGCTAGAAAGGGAAACGTCAAGGCGTTTGAAGCCGTGAACAGAATAGTAAACGGGGAAAGCCTTACAGATAAAGAAGACATCAAGATAAGACGTGCAGAGTTAAAGATGAAGCAAGAAAAGCACGCCATCGAGATGGCACAGTATGAAGCAGAACATAAGAAGAAAGACGGTACAACATATAAGGGAATTCCAACCCTGTATATAGCGCCGTCTTTTTCTCAATTTATTTGGGATGTTTACCACCATGAAGTCCATGAATTTGTCAATGAGGGTGGACGTGGTAGCACGAAATCGTCATGTATAGGTTTAGCAATCATTGATCTAATGATGCAAGACGAAAATTACAATGCTTTAGTAATGCGCCAAGTATCAAATACAATCAAAGACTCTGTATATAACCAGCTTAAATGGGCTATTGATAAGCTGGAATTAGACAATGAGTTTAAATGTACGAAATCCCCAATGGAAATCACACGCACAGCAACGGGGCAAAAAATATTCTTCCGTGGTGCTGACGACCCGTTAAAGATTAAGTCCATTAAACCTGAAAAGGGGTATATCGCTATCGTTTGGTTTGAAGAGTTAGACCAATTCTATGGTAGCGAAACAGTCAGAAACATAGAACAGTCAGCCGTTCGTGGTGGCGATAAAGCGTGGATATTCAAGTCATTTAACCCGCCAAAGACGGCTAACAACTGGGCTAATGAATATGTATTAACGCCAAAAGCTGGAATGAAAGTCTATCATTCCACTTATTTGGACGTGCCAAAGGAATGGCTGGGTAAAAACTGGCTAGACGAAGCCGAAGCACTGAAAGAAATCAATCCAAAGGCTTATGAAAATGAGTACTTGGGTAAGGTAAATGGTACTGGTGGAAACGTATTTGAAAACGTGACTATCAGAGAAATTACCGATGACGAAATAAACAACTTCAACTATACATACAACGGTTTGGACTGGGGATGGTTTCCTGACCCACTTAACTTCACGCGTTGCTGTTACGACAGCGCACACATGACGTTATACATTTACGCAGAATTCAGGGCCAACAAGATGCCTAATGAAGACGTGGCGGAAGTATTAAAGAATGACTTCAAGATTGGCGATGAGATTGTCACGTGTGATAGCGCTGAAAATAAGTCTATCGCTGACTTGCGAGCGTTCGGAATTTCAGCACGTGGTGCAGAAAAGGGCGCTGGAAGTGTGGCGTATTCCATGAAGTGGCTATCTTCACTTAAAGAAATCGTGATAGATAGCAAGAGATGCCCTAATGC